AGCCAGACTTAACTGACAGTTCAACAAACCCTGCGTTTAAAAACACGATAGAGCCGTAGCCGATATTCTGAGCTATGCCCGCAGGAATAATAAGAAAAGCATCACGCGCACCCGAATAAGGTGAGCCGTCAGCTTTACGTACGGGGACTAGCCCGTATGGAGCGGCTGTAGTTGCCATTATGTTATACCTCTAAAAAAGTTTAGTTAGGTTCCCTTACCAAAGGTAACCTTCGTTTTCCGGTCATTAAAGAGCGGCATACGTGGATCGTTTTCTCGCATGAAGTTGTTATCAACTGCTTGCATCTGGCTATTAGTCTGATTGTCATAGTAATCAGTCCTTTCGCCAACTAGTTCTTCTGGAGCTTTGCATAACATTAACCCTCCTATTACTACGTTATCCTTGAACCGTTCCTGCTCAGTAGTAACCATAGTTATTTCGGGGTGATCCTCTGCTCTTACAGGCTCCCAACCTTCACGCAATTTTGAAGAGACGTTAGTGGCATCAACATTACCTTGCGTACTCACACGTATCCAACGAAATGCATAACCCGGCTCTTCGGTAGGCGAAGGTAGAACCTCCGGCTTCAACCAAGCCTTCTTTCGGGCCGTTTTTTCACGGGTATCGAGTTCACGGTCTGTACGATTCAGTGCATTTTTAGCCATTATATTTTCCTCATCTCTTCAGCAACCTTTTTGGCGTATAGTTCCAACGGAACCCCAAGTCTTTTAGCGATGGCAACTTGTGTAGAAGTTAATGTCACTTTCTTAGGTGACGCGCTCCGGCTAGCGGGTGCAACTACATTCGGCTGTCGTTTTGACTTAGTTTCCTCTTCTACCTCCTCAAAACTATTAGGAAACAGACTTTGCATACGAGAATTTATAGTCTCGTAGTATTCATCACTAGAAGGGTTTACACCCTCACTAACAAGTTTCTCATGTAAACCCATAGCGTATCCAGTCATTTCTTTGTCACTACCAAACCAAGTATTTTCCTTGGCCCAGCTTGTGGCTCTCTCATCTGCGACTGGTGCTTGAGCTTCCTGTGGTATTTGTACATCATTGTTATCTGTTTGTAAAGCAGGGGGAGCGAAGTTCTTTAGCTTGTCTGCCTTTATATTAGCAGTAGTAAGTTTTTCTTGTGCTTCAAGTACTTTGTCTGCGTCTCCTGCCTCATAAGCCTGTTTGTACTGACGTTTAGCAATCAACATCTCTCCAGCAGCAGTTTTCTTAGCTTGCTCTAGCAACGCTGCTTGGTTCTTATCAACAGTACCCTTTAGCTGGTTGTTTTCTTCAACAAGAGTTTTAGCGTAATTTTCTAACTCTTGCCGTTCTCGTGTTGCTTGTTCTTTGGCTCGTCTCTCGTCATGGTAGCCTTTACTGAAATGCTTAATCCGGTTACGTACTTTTTCAGAGTAATCTTCCAACTCTTCATCTGTAACCTCAGTTGGAGGAGCCGAAGGTTTACGGCCACGGTCAGACTTAGGTACATCGTCAACAACTTCGATTTCAAGTTCATCAGTGTTTGCTTCCTTTTTAGGGGACTCTGCTGGTTGCTTACCTGAGATGTCTATCTCTATAGCTTCAGTAGGCTCAATTTCTATATCAGTATTTTTGTTTTCCTCATCAGGAAACGAGAACTCAACTTTTTGGAACGCCATATATTACTCCTTTACACTCGTGATACGCCACGAGGATCGGCTACAACTGCTTCAATCGAGTCATCGTTCATCAAACGATACTCAACACCACCTACCTTAAACCTCGTACCTGTGTTCATACGGAACATAACGTAGTCACCTTGCTTACACCACGGGCCAGTAGGAAAACGCCCTTCGTCTGTGTAGGCTTGCTCACCCATATCCAGTACAAGTCCAATAGTAGACATTACTGTGTCTAGATGTACCTCTCTACTAGATTTAAGAATACCGCTATCACCATAGGTATCTTCTACCTGTGGCATAGCTACTAGTATTCTGTAACCTACAGGGACTGGTAGTTGGGCTTCTAACTCTTCTTCCAGTATTTCTTGCTTTGGAACTGGGTTTAAATCAGTCATTGTCATCGTCCAAGTAATTGCGCGAGAGGTCATTTACGTGGTTTAAACAGGAAGTGAGACCTCGGAGCATTCCTGTTATCTCCTTGTATTGAGAGAAGTCTTTAGCTCCACCATTACCTAGGAAATCAGTTGCTGAAGACATATCGTCTTCGATTTTACTTCGTAGCACGTCAAAGACGGTTTTAGCCATTGTTTAGTCCTTCCGTTTGTTTGTGACCTCTTTCATAAGATCAAGGTCAAGTTTAGTGTTAGCTGTACGTCTATCCGCAGCTAACTTTGCGCCCACTTTCTGAGCGTCAAGCTCCAACTCTTGCTTATCTAGTTCAAGTTGAGCAGCGTCTATCTGCATATCAGATTGATCTTTCTGAGCTTTGAGTTGTAGTTCGGCTTGCTTCATCTGCATATCACCCTGATCTTTCTGGGCTTTACGTTGTACTTCCTGCTGCTTGACCTGTAGCTCCGCTTGCTGCATTTGGAACACAGGATCTTGCTGCTGCTGTTGCGCTTGTTGTTGTGCGGCTTCTTGTTTGTGCTGCTCGGTAAGTTGTTTACCTGCGTCTGCAATAACTCCTGCCAACAACACTTCAACGTCTTCTGGTAACTCTTCGTTAGGTGGCGGCAACGGTACTCCTAACTTCTCTTCTACCTGCTTGCGATACTTGAACCCAAGATGTTCGGCTATGTGCGCTTGTAGCGCAGCGTTTATCTGTTGTGCTTGTGGGTTCTGTCCGATTGTCTGAGCAATCATAGGATCTTGTAAGAACGCTTGGTGCGCTGTCATATGAGCCTCGTGATCCTGATGTATGAACGCTCGTATAGGTGTACCTGTCAAAGCGTTCATGTTCTCGCTTACAGGATCTGTTGGATTTACATCTTCTTTAACTGGGACTAACTTGTCAGCGTTTTTAATACCTAACACTTCAATCATCTGACGATGTAGTTGCGGCAGATCGTATATCTGCGGAGCCTGTTGCGCCATCTGCAACACTGCTTGGTACTGTACTACTCGTTGTGCCATCGTAGAGCTATTAGGATCGCTTACAGGTATAACTTCTACCATCATGTAGTCAGATCGTTTAGCTCCTACTTCCCCGCGCACAGGGTTATAGTCATACATCTCAGAAGCGTATTCTGAAATAATAGCCTTGAGCATTTTAAACTCTTGCTTCATGGCATAGTGAACACGCGCCTGTACTGCTGCCATAGGCTTCAGTGTTCTTTCTAACAACGCTAGCGTAGTACCCACTGGGGCATTAGCCGACATGTCAGATATGTTCATGTCACTAATAGCGCCTAACCTACGGCCTTCATTAGTGATCTTATCTAACAGAGCTAACAGAGTCTGACTTGGCTCCTTATAAGGGAGGGGCATAATATTCTCACGAATACTGCCTGACGGTACGTCTACATCCTTAAACTCCCCCGGCTCTATGGGTGTGTCATCGCCTTTGATCCGCAGCCCACGAGACTTTAGACCTCCGGGGAGGTTAGAAAGCGTACCAGCGTCTACCAGTTGCCGTATGAGCGATGTTCCTGCCCTAGCGTACCCACCTATAATATGTATTAGTCCAAGGCCATAGAAGCCAAATCCGGGGACATATACATAATGTACAAAGTGTTGACGCTTTAATTCTAGCTCATCGTCAGGGTTCCAGTTACGACGTATAGACAGTACTTCATTACTGCCACGCTCTATAGTAACTATGTAAGGCTTGGCGATCTCATCGTCGTCTTCATCTACTCCTTCTATAACAAGATCTGCATGTACCTCGTACATAGCATAGCGGTCATCGTCTGTAATAGAGAACCCACCGTCTTCGGCTTTCTTCTCTTCGATATCCGTGTGAAACGCTTGTGGCTCTCCTAACTCTATGTCACGGTAGAACCCACTTGCCTGTAGCTTACGAAGCTCGTTCTTAGTTTTACGCATGATATGCGTAACGCGCTCGGCAAACTCTATGTTAGATGCGCCATACGGCACAATAACGTCTTCTGCGGGAATATAGATAGCGGTCTGTCTACCTATATTAGGATCGAAATAAACCTTCTTAAACGCCGATCCTGCAAGCCCTAGGCTATATAACATACGCTCATGTTCGGGGCGGTACTCAACCATGTTCTCAGTAAGCTGGTAGTTCATGTCAGCTTTGACACGTTGAGCGGCCTGTTCTTTTTCTTTAGTCTCGTCTCCTAACACCTTCACACGTACTGGGCCAGCCGCAGGGAAAGTCTCGCTCATCGTCTCTGCTTGGAACCGTATTGCAGCTTCGGCTAATACAGTAGAGTTAACACCACACGCGCCTTCCCAAGGAGTAGTTCGCTCCTCGTACTTAAACCCAATTATTTCTAACCCTTTAACGTATGTATCAGCCCACTCTTTACGGCTGTCCATATCAGAATCTATTAACCCTATAAGGTCATCAGCTAGTTCTGCAAGTACATCTTCTTCCATGTCTTCTGCTAAGTTAGCATCGAAGTCTAAGGAACTCAAAGACTTAGAGTCAGGAATTAATGTTATTTCTACGCTGCCATCGTCTAACGTCACCATGTCAGGATTGACAATCTCAATCTCTAACTCTTGCTCGACCTCTTCATCCTCAATAGCATCTATACCTTGAGGTGCAACATTTATACTTTTTTCAATCGCCATAGGTCACCTTTTTGTTTTAATGCTGCCCGAACCATAGTTAGTAAGGGAGTACTTTTCCCCACTTGGGCTAACATGTTTGCCAACTACCCTTTTCCCAGACTTCTTATCTTTCTTACCTTTACTGTTGGGAAAAGTATTATAGTGTGTCATGTACCCGTCATACTTTCTCATTAATAATACCCGCTGCTGCGTCGTTTGAAGTATCGTTGTTCTTCTGCTTCGTCGCTGGGTAGTCGTATGAACCCACCTTGCCGGAACCGCATTAGAGCCATGACGGTGGAGTCCACCAAGTCATCGTTACTCATAAATGGGAATCCCGCTATCTCTTCTACTACTTCTTCAGCCCAGCGTGTCTGGGGAACCCAGCACAGACCAGACGCTACAATATCAGATACGGAGTTTAACCGCGCTAGTTTATCACCTGACCCCCTGTGGGGGGTATATTCTTGTACAGGCAGACCCATTCGCCGCATTTCTTGGTATAACGCAACGCCTGAACTCTTTTTCTCCACAATAAACGAGTCTGGCTCCCAGTCTGCGTACTCAGCCATCGCTAGCTCTTTTAACTCATGGAACTCCATACGCTGTTTAATACTGTTCAACAGTATTATGTTATACGCGCTCTCCTCTTCATTATAGAACACGCCCCACGTAGTCAGGGCCGTATAGTCAGCGCGGTTGTGCTTCTCAGCCGCAGCATCCAGTGACATGATTATGTACTCACACGGTGGCGGATCTTCATCCCCCCACCAATTCCACCACTCTCTTTTTACTATAGAGGCTTCTTCGGCGGTGGGCTTTTGCTGATACTGAGCATTCCATTGGAACGTAGGCATCGACGCTTTAGTACGTAGCAGCGCCTCTAGGTCAAAGAACTCAGGCCACAAGGGTTTTTCTATTATTTCTTCAGACTTATTGTCCTCAAACTCTAGTATCGCGGGGAACTCGATGACTTCAAACTGGTCAGATCGCTCGTTCTGAGACATATCCTTAACAACACGGCCTGTCAGGTCGTCCATATGCCACCGTGTCTGGATAATAGCTACACGACCCCCCGGCATCAGGCGAGTACGCGCACCAAACGTATACCATTCATACGTTTTCTCAAACACAGAGAAGTTACCGTTAATTACGTCCTGCTCAGAGTGTGGATCATCTACCAATAGCAAGTCAGCACCACGCCCAGCCAGTGCAGAGCCTACACCACAGGCGTAATACTCTCCTCCCGCGCTAGTATTCCACCTACCAGCCGACTTAGAGTCTATAGCTAGCTTAGTAGTAGGAAATATAGCCTTATACTCGGAGGTGGCGATCAAATTACGTACTTTACGTCCAAAATCTACCGCCAAGTCCGTAGTGTGGGACACCATCATCACTTTTTTGTTCGGATTACGCCCCAAAAACCACGCTGGGTAGAAAATAGACACCAATTGGGACTTGCCGTGGCGTGGTGGTATGTTTACGCAGACTCGATCCTTCTCTCCACGCTCAATTCCCATCAACATATCCGCTAGGATGCGGTGGTGCTTACCCACAATGAACTCAGGCATCATTGTTTTGCAGAATTCTATCAAATCGTCGTATGCTAGCCGGTTTTGTTTACGCACTGATAGCTCTTCTACCAGTCTGTCTACCTCTACAACCTCTTCTTCAGTAAAAGAGTCTAAGTTGTCCAGCATTCTCTGGATATCTTCCTCAGTAAAGTCAGGAACGGCCTCAGTCATCGTCGTAAGACTCGACTTCTATACCTAACTCTTCTGCTAAATCTACCTCTTCCCCATCTAGTATTACTGCATCCTCTGCTTCTTCCTCTTGAGGGACTAACTTTTCTAGCTTTCTACGCAGCTTGTTCTTTAAATCGTCCGTAGACTGGTGCGTTATAGTTATCTCAGACTTCTCAGAGAACAAACCTACGTCTGAAATCTTACCCAATAGCTCTAACGCCTTGATGCGAGTGCGTGAGTCTGGGTTCTCTGTCTCTAGTATTAATTTGTTTGTTACTAGATGTCGGATACGGATAGAGTCATCTACAACTGATCGTCCAAACTCAGTAAGGATCTTGTCTGTAAGTACAATAGAAGCAGGGGTAAGGGTAGCGATACGGTTAGCAGTGACCTTCTTAGATGTTTTTGCGGGGTCTTCGGCGTAAGCAGAAGCTATTTTAGAAGCTACGCTTTTGTCTTCCTTATTAACTAGTATGTCTACTCCATGCTCTGCCAATTCTAGTGCGGTATTAGCAGCGGCATTAGTACGATCTTTTAAATCCATCTGACGCTGCTCCTCACATAGAGGTACGCCTAGCTCTGGCTCTAGTACAAAAGTCATCTTTACATCGCAGGTTATTCACCGAAGACACCTATATACCAGAAAAAAAATTTTTTGACAAGCGGTTTCAAATTGATAGGGGGGGTCTTCCCTATATCGGGAACGGCCTCAAGTACACCCAGAAAATGCGATTTATTTATCTGGATTAGTAATCTATAGAT